GTACACTTCGCGCCACTCTTATTTAGCTTAGCGCCACCCGACGTATTTGTGCGCTGTGCGCACTACTCTTGACCTCGCCCGCACGGCTCGGTCGCCATTTTACGGAATGTATAAATCGTAAGGTGGCCGTTAGTGGGGAGTCACGCCGACCTAGCGGCCGGCTACGCTAGGTGTCGTCTTAAACACACAGCGTCCCGTCCCGCTATCATATTTACTTTACTCAAATCCAAATGGCATACAAACGGAGAAGATATGGACGACGTGGTGGTAGAGGTGGATCACGAAGATATTTAAACTATGCTATGCGATTCATGGGAGCAGCAGACAAGAGAGCCATGTTTGGACCTAGTTGGATGCAAAGGCTACAAGCAGCTAATGCGCCTGCAACAGACGCTACATGGGACTGGGCAAGACGAGAACTAACCCCGTACCAAAAATTCATGAGACGGGCTCTAAATTACCGTTGAGATGGTGATTACCTTCAAGGAGGTGTTGCTTCTAAATGGGCGGGATTCGGTGACTACAAACAGGCACCACCGGTTACCAACCAAATTATGGGAGGACACGGAGGCGGTGTCACTGTCAACGCAAGTGATGACTTGACGGGAGACATATACCTCTCACACAAAGAATATGTAGGAAACGTTACGGCTACAAGTTCAGGAGCAGGAGCTTCACCTTTCCAACAAAAAATTTACGAATTGAACCCAGGATTACAAGAAACGTTCCCGTTTTTGGCGCAGATAGCTACTAACTTTGAATTATATGATTTCCAGGGCTTACTGTTCGAGTACAGACCAACTTCGGGAGAAATGGCTACAAACAATTCGCTGGGTAAGGTAATAATGGCTACCCAGTATGACAACGACGCTGGCCCATTCCTCAACAGTGTGCAGATGCAAAACTACGACTACAGCACTTCATGCAAACCTTCAGTGTCACAGATCCATGGTGTAGAAACAGCAAACAGACAGTCACCGGTCAATATGATGTACGTACGAAACCGAGGATCAACTAGAGACAAAACTTTCACAGACACAGGAAAGTTTATCATTGCAACAGAAGGTATCCCTTTCGCTGCGGCTGGTACTCAAATTTTGGGTGAATTGTGGGTAACTTACAGAGTCAAACTTTCAAGAGCAACACTATTCTCTTCCCTACTAGGATTGAACCAACCAATTGACTACCTACAATGGACTTCAATTTCGGGTAGCTGGGTGCCAGGAACTTCAAACATCAACTTGCCACAGGACCCAAGAGTGAAAACAGTGTCTGCAAATGCAGGTAACTGGTCTATCCGTTCGTGGGGAACAAACGCAGCAAGAACAATGGCATTCGTAGCAAACTCAAGTATATCTGTAGGTTGCTACCAGTGGACTTTATTCTGTGACGAAACAACTCCAGCAACGGCGCAAGGTACCATAGGTTATGTGACTGGAGCAGGTTTATCCAACGGCGTGACTCATATAGCACAGGGATCATCACCAACGACTTCAAGTACAATCATAGCAGGAATGAAAGGTGCTGGTGAAAGATCGCTATTGGCAACAGGTTTGATTTCCGTTAACTTGACACCTGGCTCTGGGCTGGCATTCTTTGGCCTAGAACTGCCGTCAGTATGGCCTGCAGGTATATGGTGCTCAGTATTGATCTCACAAGTGCCTTGCACACTAAACGAAATAAGTTTAGCACCACAGTAAATATATATTCAATAATCATTACAGTTCGCTGAGCAACGCCTCAAGATCGGGGGAGCCAACGGTTCCTCTAGGAGGTCCTCCTCCACAAGGGGGAGGGAAATACCACTCAATGTTGGTTCTGAATCGCTCAATCTCTTCGGGCTGATCGAAATCGTACTCTCCGCCACCGCTCTCGCTAATTCTCCGGTGGAATTGATCAACTCGCTCTCCATCGCTAAGGTGCCCAAACGCCCTCTCGACGTTCTGGTTGGAGGTAAAGATAATGACCTTCGGCGCCCACCAAACGTTACCACACTTGACTTCGACTCGGCAGTGATACCTATCGGTGATCCTAAGAAGGGTGGGAAATGAAGCTTCGGCTCCACGGAAGTCGTCAAACAAGGCCGCTTCTTGGCCGGTATATCCACAGAACCACTTGAGTCTAGGCTCGTATGACTCCCAGCACTCATAGAATCGTCGCTCTCGTAATCGCTCAATGAACTCATGTGCAAATCTGGACTTGCCGACTCCGGTCTTTCCGCTAATCCAATACACTCGCGGACGCTCTGTGTGCTCAGGCCTAACATTCCTAAGCAATCTGTCGCCGAACAACAGGCCTTGGTAGGTCAAGCCAGAAAATCGTTCAAGGTCAGTTGTATTGTTAATTTCGCGATTGTCGATAGCATCGCGAACTTTGTCAAGGTCGGTTCTCTCGCCTTGACGCTTTTTTCCATTTACCTTATCATAAGAACCACTACCGTGTTCAAACACTTCGTTGCCCTCCTTCACGCAATACCCACGGCATTCTTGCCAACTATCGTAGTGGCGTGGTACTTGGAAAGAGATAGTTTTCAGATAGGCGTTCCAGGAAGGGTTACTATCCTTGAACATATTCAAAATAGTGCTCTTCTTGGTGCGAATGCTAAACTCCAGATAACCTTGCAGATGAGGAGTACCTGTTTCAGGAGCATTCTCCTTGCCATACACAAGGTATTTCAAGTTAGGCATGGCCAACAAACAGGCGTTGTATTCGGAACAATGTGTCTCATAATTGTTGGAAGTAAACAACCAAAATGCGGATCGTTGATCACTGGTGCGAACAGGAGGCATTTTGTTTCTGATTAAGTTAACATACAAATG